CATCGTCGAATCCTTTTTTGTCACCGGCAATACTAAACGGTTGACACGGAAATCCACTACACAATAGATCGTGTGAAGGTATTGTTTTGACATCTATATCCATAATATCACCCAATTTAAATGCTCCATTTTCGTGATTCATGTTATAAATATCTTGGGAAGATTCCATAATATCGTTTGCGTATACACATTTGTATTTTCCACTTGATTCAAGGGCGATAGAAAACGCCCCGGTTCCAGCACATAAATCAATAAACTTCTTCATGTCATATCATGTATACATAGTTAATCTTTAATAAACTCCACCACGAAATCTATTTTCAACTAAAACCTGTTCCGCATACGACTTACTTACTTACGTTAAACAAGTTACTTAACTAAATCGTCTATACTTCTATAGTACCGTTTCAGATGTTTCGTCGAGGCCGATAAGAATTTACTTTAGATCGTGTCAGAAACTTTTTCTCGATGTCCTTCATATGATTTATTGCATGTAATGAGTAGATGCCAACCATATTCCTTTTCGAGGGTGAGTTAATGCCAGAAATTAAGGGTTAGATCAGGTCTATCTATATTATTTGGAAAATCAAGTCCTTTGATAGGAAACGTAGCTGGTTCAACTTCTATATTTTTCACAAGGTCCTTGCGCAAAAATGTACACTCAAAAATCAAAGGAAGGTTTACATCCAACCATGGCCGAACAGGACCGTTATTTCCATGAACATGAATACATACAAAATCCTTATTTATTTTTGAAAACACATAATCTATGATGTGTCGTTTTCGTATGAAATCAATCGTGTACATATGAAACTCGATCACCATTTGAGAAAAGTTTGTGAGATATTTTACATTATTAAATATATTCCATTCACCACCTTCAATGTCAATTTGAGCCAACAAGTTTTTACACTCTATATGACCATTTTTTTCAATGTGGCTATCGATCGTGTCCATATCTTCCGTCTTGACATCATTTACACCCTCCTTGAAAAAATTGATATAGTCTGGTTTATCGGTGATTCCATCAATAGTATGATCATATGTGTAACATTGTTTACCGTATTTTTCATAAAAAGATTTTTCAAACCCAATCTGATCATTCGAACCATAACTGTATAGTGCATCGTACGTATCCAAGTCGGCGAGTACATATCCACCATCGGCTTCATCCCCAATACGAATTTTTTTCAGGTTTGTTTTGTAAGGGGTGATATGTCTTTTGACATTATTACAGGAATCCAGAAACTGCTTCTCAATTTCATTCATCTATGTATATTATATTATATATCTTTAAGTTCTATGCAAAAACGATAATTGTCTAATTTGTTTCGTCTTAGATTTATGAGATTCCTCGTCACAATATACGGGACACCCAGGTTTGTAATTGAGATCATTAAACTCGGAATTATCAACACTTTTCTTCATGGCCATGACGATGGCATGACGTTCATTCGTTTCATGTGTAGCTATAGGAATATAGTCCGAAGCACCCCATTCTCGAAGAAACGTACATAGGGCTCTATTATCTCGAGGAAAACATGGACCTCCGTACCCCCATCCGGGTTTCAAACATTTTTCACCTACGCGAGGATCGTCTCCTACAAATCCAAGAACCTTTTCGGATTCGTCTCCGTGACCACTCCTCCAAAGAGCTTCATCGATCATGTTTGCAAACGAAATTTTTGTTGTGATGATACAGTTGAGAGACAACTTCGCAACTTCTGCAGCGGTTTGAGACATGTAATGAAGTTTAACACCATCACCATGATTTTGCCTAAAGAAAGTTTCGAGTTGATCATTTGGTTTACCACCAATTAAAACACTTTTTGTCGTTTCCTGGTGTTTGATTTGATTTCCAAGTTGAATGAAGAGTGGATTATAGTACACATTCGGCCATTGTTTTAAGAATCCGGGTTGGGTCGTACATGATACTATAACCATTTCGTGACGACCGACCACATTCTTTAAGACGTACTCGAGATTTGTATGATCATACCCCGCGTAGCATGTGGGAGTATCGACGAGTAAGACACATATATCACTTTTATCTTCATCAATGGTTGTAAATTTTTTAATTTTATGAAGTCCATCTTTGACACCTGGTTCAGTAGTCTCGAATGTTCCGTCGTTGAGTTTTTTGACATATTCCTCATTTTTATCTATGACTGTGACATCATGTCCTTTCGAGGCTAAAAAAACTGCGTACGCGATACCAACTTTTCCAGCACCTATAATAGAAACTTTCATTATATGTTATTTAAATTGTATATCTTTAAATTCAATGATTCGATTCACTTGAATTGTTTCATTTGGTTCTATGATTTTAACATTTGCGCGAGTTTTACACCAATCTAATATATATGCGTCTTCACATGTTTTACGATTTACGAGAACAGTCCACATTCCATATTCATTTCTCAGACGCGTTATATTTTCCTTTGTTGGTTCACGTAACATGATGTAGTTATTCGTATCTATATCAGACCAGCAGAGACGTGGACTGTTTTCTTTACCATCTGGATAAAATATATATCCATCGTTAAATACATAATATGGTATCTTATTTCCATACAATGCCGCTGAATAACCGAATGTGGACGACACACCTTCTTTCGTACCTGGTGGTACATTACGCCCTATAACACCACCCATTGTCGTATACACTCGAGGCATTTTTGACATAATAAACCATTCGAGAATACTATTCATTTTTTTATCTATGTTTTCTTCCTGGACACCTTCAACATCCTGTGAATGTTCGCATGCGGTAAATCCAATTGATAATTCAAGTGATTTTCCATTTGAAACTTTAGATAGGAAGTAATTTTTTGTCTCAATTGAGTCACTCATAATGAAAATAGGTTTACCAATCTCATTAGCTACGGATATCATGGCATCTATAGCCTCGGATGAGGCTGTTGGGTAATATGCAAAATTAGCACTATCTTTGGCATATGTACCACGACGAATATGAAATCCAGCGACACAGTCCTTTACTGTTTCCCAATGTTTTTCAATCATCTTCTCCATTTTTTCACTTGGTTTCATTACACTTCGCATAATTTCACCAATATTTGGATATTGTAAATGTATAAAAGAATTCAATCTTCCATGATCTTCAATAACACCATCTTCAGACACCCGTTCAAACACTAAAGATTTATCCCGTCCATAAGCATATACATCTGGATGAAGCATACCTTTTCCATGTGTATTGAGAATATGTGTGGATATACACAGTGAAAGATTACCTAGTGCACATGCTGGACCCGGCTTAAATATAGGTGTAGTCATATACAGTTATTTAAAAAAATATCTTTAAATATTATATTAAAACTTTTAATCAAGTTCCTTTGCTAAATCGTCTATACTTCTATAGTACCGTTTCAGATCTTTCATGAACCGTTTACTCTTTTCGAGATCTTCGTCGGCTTTTTTATTCTTATAAATGTACGCTAAGTTCGATTTTGAGTACCGCGTCCGTTTTTGGTTTTCGTTTGGTTTTCTCGGGACGAGTTTTTTATTCTTTTTCGAAACGCTTTGCATGGGCTCGACGCGTTTCGTGAAACTAATGGCTTGCATGACGGTATCGGCGAGATCGTCTTTCTTTTTTGAGGCGTTAAAAATGGGGATCCAGTGTGCGTTTACGGTATTGTTCCATATGAATTGTTCACACCTTTGTATCGACGCCTTTTTACGTTTCGTATACATGGCTTTACCCGGACCCGCGAAATCAGGTATTTTGAACCGCGCATCGTAAATGATTGTTTCGGCACTAGGATTACGTATGACGAAATAGGCGTGAAGAAAGTTTTCGACCGTTTTCATTTTTTTATTCCTATCGGGTTGCTTTTCAATGAGAACTGTATCTGCTTGTAGAACCCATGGTTTTTCGTCTAAGTGTTTCCTTAAAGAAACGAATAAACCGTCTTTATGTTCAGGGGGGACTCCGGAAACATCCCACTGAACAATAAGATTAGAAGTTTCGTCGAGCATACACATGGCTAAGTTTCGTATA